CCTGTTGCCAGGGTGAGCAGGCTTGTTTACATGAACCATTGCTGGCGGAGTTGCGTAGGCTTACCTCCTTTGGGTCAGTCACCTGACTTATTCTTCGTAAGCGGCGAACCGCCTACAGGACATTACACTGCCCTAAGTATCTAGTATATTATAAATTAAATTATTTGTCAACTAATTTTTTTGAATTAATGCTCAATTCTTGGTTTAGTTTCTAATTCTTCCCAAGTGTTTATTAAAATATTATCTCTTTGAATGTTAAAAGCATTAATATCAATGTTATTGTCTACAGTTTCTTGGAATTTATTTGTTTCCATAATGTCAAACACACAGTGCAATCTACCAGTATTACCGTTATTAACAACACTGTGAAACAGTCTGTTATTCAATTCGTAGTATTTTCCTACTTCAAATTGATGAAATCGATTTTCTACTACAATATAAGTTTCATTGTTTGTAACAATAGGTACATGAATTCTTCTACTTAGGCTATGCCAGATTGCAGGATCTCTGTGTATTTGCAAATTAGATTTAGGTCTTGACCAATTTATTTCTCCTTTTATAAAAATATAATTGGAAAATAAATTCTGCATATAATCGTCGATAGGCCAAAATTTTTCTAAAACTTTTTGATGAATTTCTGTAGTTTGCTGTTCTGGTTCTTGTCTAACATTGTAAGGTACTCTAATAATAGGATGTATTAGAGTTTTATCGTTTCTTTGCAATTCGGGCAAATCCCAATCAATTAAAATTGCTAAGTCAGCTAACGGCTGTATAATTTCTTTTGGGAATAATCCCAATTCTTTGTAATCCTGATCAAAATACATACAATTAATTATGCATAAATTTGGTACCCCCGGCAGGATTCGAACCTGCACCATCCGCTAATCTGGCGGCATAAGCTGAGGTATAAGCTCAGAGTTCTACCATTAAACTACAGGGGCATAATTGGCGCACCATACGGGACTCGAACCCGTGGCCTTCTGCGTGACAGGCAGACGATCACTCCAACTGATCCAATGGTGCTTTTATTCTTTGCACGGCTACGCTTTCACATCGCCCCATGCTGAGTTGACACTCTGTCGCCACCTTTGCTTATTCTGCTGTGTGGATCATCATATCAGTTTCTAGGTCATGCATTTTGACCCGCTAACGGTGTACTGCCACCGGATCTCTATCGTATAATCAAACGCCTCGGTCACGCTGAGGAGCGGAAATCTTTGTATGCTTTTCCTCATCCTGAGCCGTCAACCGTATAGATTGACCTTGCTACATACGCAGGATCTGTTCTGGTGGAGGCGACTGGAGTTGAACCAGTAGTGTCAGAGACGGCGGATTTACAGTCCACTGGGGTTACCAATTTTCCTACACCGCCATATTTGGTACTCGGTAGGAGAATCGAACTCCTCTTCCCGCCGTGAAAGGGCGGTGTCCTAACCGATAGACGAACCGAGCAAAAATTTGGTGCCCCAGGAGAGACTCGAACTCTCACGCCTTTCGACACTGGCTTCTAAGACCAGCGTGTCTACCATTCCACCACCAGGGCATATTTGGTGCTCGAGGCCGGAATCGAACCGGCACGCCTTTTTACGGCGGCAGATTTTAAGTCTGCTGTGGCTACCGATTACACCACTCGAGCATTAAAACAAAGAACTTTTTAAAGAACAATTAGTTAATTGCTTAACTAAGTCATTAGTATAACAGAATTAAGATTTATGGTCAACTAGTTCTATAAAATATTTTTCTGTGTACTTTTGTTTACTTACCATATAGAAACACACTGGTTGGGGTACAGATCCAACTACTGACGCTTTCGCTAATCGTCAATGTGTTTTTATATGGTAGGGGCACAGAGAATCGAACTCTGATTTGCTGGTTAAAAGCCAGCTACTTTAGCCGTTAAGTTATACCCCCAAAGGTACTTGATTTTGTGCTCGTCGCAGTGCCTTATTGGTCTTGCGATGAACGCCCGCTTTTCGCATTAATGCCAAGACAACGAAGCGGTTGCGTTGCTTGACGATCTGTTTTCGCTTCATAGCATTTTCTCCTTAAAAAAGTATTATAACAAAATTATCATTTTTGGTCAATTGGCAGAGGGTGAAGGAATCGAACCTTCAATAACGGAATCAAAATCCGTGGTTATACCATTTAACTAACCCCCAACTGTATGGTAGAAGTGGTCGGACTCGAACCGACGATCAACACCGTATGAAGGTGGTGCATTAGCCACTATGCTACACTTCTATAAATTTGGAGCAACGGGAGGGATTTGAACCCCCGGTTTTCAGGATTTGCAATCCCGTGCATTGGGCCGCTCTGCCACCGTTGCGTATAGGTGCTTACTGTTGGAATCGAACCAAACTGTTTAACTCCGTATCTTCCTGGTGCTTTCGGTAGTTAGTCGACTTAGTACCTAACTCGCGTTCTCCAGTGTAGTTAAACTTCAGTAAGCATAACTGGCGTCCCGGGAGGGACTCGAACCCCCACGAACAGTTTTGGAGACTGTCATGCTGCCATTACACTACCGAGACATAGTATGGCGGAGAGTGTGGGAATCGAACCCACTCACCGGTTTAATCCGATGACAGATTAGCAATCTGCTGCATTACCATCCTGCCCACTCTCCATTTTTATATTATACAATAAAAATAATTATATGTCAAATACATTTCTTTTTCATTCGCATAAAAAATCTACAAATAGTTTTTTACCTACAGCCCATGATATGTGCCTGCCTGTTTTTAATGTCAATACAACTGAAAATAGTTCTTGAACACAATTACCTGATTCAAAACTATGAATTTTACCACCATTAAATAAACAGACTGTTGGATGAACATGATTATCAATTTCTTTAAGCTTACATTGTTTAAATGTTTCATACGAACCATGTGTTACAGTTCCAGTAACCATGCTTTTGTTTTGTAAAGATGTAGAATTATCTAAGTTTTTCCACCAACGAACAGTTCCGCCATTGCCGTTTAATAAAAAATTAATTTTCACCCAATCAGTAAACTTATCATCAATATGAGGTGGAAAACTTTTGTTTGGTGGCAAATAAAAATAACTACCATTTTCTATTCTTATATTAGAATTTACTGATTGTAACCAATCATTTAAATCATTGAACATTTCACTATTGTCTTTAGGTTCAAATCTTTCTTGATATAAGTTAGAAGTATCAATGGGTGGTTTAAATTTATTCTTAAAAAAATTCTGTATGTTTAATTGAATACAACTATCGCTCATAGCAAAATATTTATAGTACACCATATATCAAAAAAAAATATGGCGGAAGCGGTGAGACTCGAACTCACACTTCGATTTGGAGGAGGGATGGTAGAATCGAACTCCAACCTGTTTCCAAGTCCATCTGTTTTCAAGACAGTGCTGGGCCCAGCCCAGATAACCCTCCGTTATTCGTAAAGATTTATAAAGTCCTTTCCGTACTTGTTTTTAACATATTCAAGCACAGGTTCTAAATCTTTTTCGTATAAGACAGTTGCCGCTATGCCGATTCGGCTAACGCTTCCTTGTTGGTACCGCCATATGGAATCGAACCACAATTCCGAAGTTCGTAGCCTCGTGTATTATCCATTATACGATGGCGGTATTATTTGGTGCCGAGTCTTGGAATCGAACCAAGTTATTATGCTCTTCAGGCATACGCTGAAATGACCACACTAGCTCACTCGGCATTAATTTTCACTTACAAACTCGACATTAACACTTTCAGAATAGTAGCCGTTTGAACTACCAAACCAGCGAACATCTACATATCCCTTTCGTGTAGCAAACTTGTAGAATGTCCATGTATACGATTCAGCATCCTCTGGTTGATGTTCTGCTTCATATACTTCGTTGGAGACTTGTTCTGCCATTAGCAGTGGTTCGCCAACTAAGTCTTGCAAGTCACCGCATATATCGTCGATATACACACTTTCGCAACAGTCCTGCTCGTGATAAAATTTCACATAGTTTGTTTCTGTAAGATATAAACGAAGTTCATCGTTTTCTGCTGTTACTTTATAAAGGATGCGTCCCAAAAGGTCGTCAAATGTTTTTACAGAACCTTTTAGTGTGTTGAAAGTTTGTATTTTTTCCATTTGGATCTCCTTGGGGTATCGTACGAGAATCGAACTCATGATAGCGGAATCACAACCCGCGGTTTTGCCACTAAACTAACGACACCATTGATTTGGTAGCCACGGACAATTTCGAAATGTCGACCCACGCCTTATCAAGACGTTGCTCTTCCTCTGAGCTACGCGGCTAAATTAGAATATTTTTCCAGTTATGCTAAATCTGACTTTATCAGGTTCAATCCCAGTAACGCCATGATAACTGTCTACTTTAAGAATGTGCCATCTATGTGGATCTAATACAACAGAGTCAACCACTGTAGTTTTATCCTCATCATAAAAACTGGTTACTACATTACTTCCACCAGTTTCTAATAGATAGCAAAATTTTGTCTTTGTTCCGCGGTCTTTGTGTATAGCAAAATCGCCGCGAATAATTTGAAAAGCCCAATACATGTCTCTACAAATATTTTCTTGACACCAACTATTAATTTCTTGATTATAGCTGTCAGTCCAAGTATAAACACCGTCCGGTGTTGTAACTTTAGTATCATAACTGTTAAAATCGTAATTAATCTTACTAAGAATACTGTCAGGTATTCGAGGTAAATTAATATATTGATAATATTTGTAGGGATACATATAAAATTTATGGTGGAGGATAAGGGAATCGAACCCTTAACTGAGGCTTGCAAAGCCACCGTGTTCCCGTTAGCACCAATCCCCCAAGAAATTATTCTTGATCTTTGCGGCGCTTAATATTAATTAAGGCAGCTTGTTGAGCACGAACATAGTCGCGAATAAATGCACCACGCTTGTGCGGATCTAAAATGTTAGCGGCTAGTGTTTTGATAGGTTTCTTAATTAATACTGCTTTTGAATCGTAACCGCGACAAGTCATTTTATTTCCTTATGTTAATGGTCGGAGTAGCAAGATTCGAACTTGCGGTTTCCTGCTCCCAAAGCAGGCGACTTAACCGGGCTAGCCTATACTCCGAATTTTGGTGGGTAGTGTTGGACTCGAACCAACATCGTCCTCCTTGTAAGGGAGGTGCATAACCTCTCTGCTCAACTACCCCGAATTTGGTTGCGGGACCAGGAATCGAACCTGGACCTAGAGCTTATGAGACTCTTGAGTTACCGTTTCTCCATCCCGCGATTGTTCTATTATATATGCTTTTACAAAACTGCCAAGATATTTGGAGCGGGTAGGGAGAGTCGAACTCCGCATTATCAGTTTGGAAGACTGCTGGGCGCCCCTTGCCACAATCTACCCGCATTAAATTTGGCTCCGCATCAGGGAATCGAACCCTGCTATCCATTGATTAACAGTCAAGCCCATGCACCTTGCTCGGGTTCTGCGGAATTGTTATTAGTATATATGACAAATTTTTGTTTGTCAAGAATATTCTAAAGTGCATTAGTGGCCTAGCTTATTCCCGGCAGTTATAACTTTCCGTCAGGAGGAAAGTCAGCTCATCTTCTAATGCACTTTAGAATATCCTTTATTTCTAAAGGATATGACAGGGTTATACCCTGCCCAGGAGTCTTACTACCAGCGTTGTCGCCACCGGATTCATGTATCCTGTCCGCCCATTTCATACATTTTGCGCTGTATTGCGGCTCGCGTTGCCTTTTCACGCTGGAATCATGAGATAAATTTTTTATTAACTACACGATTCAGTTTAATAAACTTCTTTGCTCGTTCTAACTTTTCAGTCAACTTTTTTTCAAGTTGACTTTCAGTTAGTGTGTGCTCAGTTATCCATTTAACTTGTCGAGCTGTTTCTTTCAAATTTACAGTTTTCATAATTCCTTGTCTAAAACAAAAAACCCCAGGGTGTTTAATCCTGGGGTCCTTAGAGTTTATGTAGTGTTGTTTTTACGCTACATGATCCTCCTGGACCCCGGTTACCTCTGGTGTGCGATCATTACTAATCTGATTAAACGCACTCCAATAGGTCAGCATTGAGCCGCCTAGTTGGGCTATGGGTTTAACGGATAAGCAATGATTTGCGTTTTTCATAATAGTGGCTATTGTAGTTTATTTAGTCTTTGTTGTCAATGTCTTTTGAAAATGTTGCAAAAATACAACGAAATTTGTTGGTGGGACGGGAGGGGTTCGAACCCTCAACGCTCTTTCGAGACTGGATTATGAGTCCAGGGCCTGCAACCAATACGGCGTCCGTCCCATTATTTAAAACTCTTGCCATGTTGTCGATTTTGATTATATTCTTCAACATATTTTTTCCAAAGCATACACAACCGAGGTTGCGTAGTGTTATTGGCTTTTGCAAAAGCACAGATTGAATTATACTGTGATTGTTTAAATTTGTCAAATAGTTCGTTAGCCAATTTTTTAGCTGCTTCCTTTTTTAAATCATAAGCGGCTCTTTTATAATCAATATTAGAATCTTTTTTAATTTTATTAAAATTATGTGTTCTGCCTTTTTGCCAGTCTATAGGAATAGGATCTGTTTTTTTAATTTTTTTATTTTCTTTAAGAGTTTTATTAGTAATCCAAATCATACCAAATTGGCTGTTTCCTTTTCCAGTTTGTTCAACGGATTTTACTTGTGATAAACGCTTACGCAACCAACCATACAATTTATTCGAAGGCCTACTGGGAATCATCATCGCAGCTGCTTTTACAAGTTTATGATTTGTTGGATAGATTTTTACAAGAAGTTGATGTGCGACATAATGTTCTTCTGGCGTTAATTTCACAAGATTTTCACCTTCATCGGATCCGCCCACACATCTAGGTATAATATGGTGTTTTTCTACATACCCATTTATTTCGCGGTTTTTAGCTTTTTCTATTAATTTAGAATAGTGTAACTCATAATTCATAAAATTATTTATATGAATTATGAGTTTTTACTAATTAAAGTCAACGGAAATTTTATTTAACATTAGGATTTGGAACCACTGCACCTGTTTTGTCAACCAAAACAACATCTTTAGTTCCTTTACGGCCTATGCCTCTGGTCAGTGTAACCCCCAATGGTCTTAGGCCAGCAATGCCCAAAGAAGCACTGTTTCTATTGCTGTCATTACGAATTAACCAAACCATTAAATGGCTTTCAGGAATGTCATCCCAGGATTTAATAACAGCGTGAGCTTGTACAACAACATTGTTGTTGTCTTGTTTAAAATGCTCAGGACCAAAGTCCTGAATAACAATGCCGCCTTCAGGATTGATATCAGCACCAAAGATTGCAGCCAATGCTTCTTCAGGTGTAGGTTCCATGACAATCTCTTTGCTGAGTTTGTATACTGGGACGCTAGACCCGCCCTTAACAGCACGATCAGCAATCTTAATTAATTTAATCACGCCCTTTTCTGTAAGGTCGTCGATTACTTGTCTTGCACGAGCACCAAACAAGCTGTCTGCACTTTCCCATACTTCGGCACTGAGTTCTTTGATGCTAATAGGTAGTTTGCTTTTCTTGCTGTATAAAATTACATCAGCTTTTTTTCTACCTTTAACATCTTTACCTGTAGTTTCTACTTTAGTAGCATCTTTAATAGATAACTTTTTGCCTCGTTCGTCAATGAAAGTAACATTAGCACTGCCGTACTTTTGAATTACACTTTCCAACATACTGGCCAATTCCATTTCATTGCCAACACCTGCGCTGTTTGCACCTTGTTTGCCAATATCTTTTACTACTATAGCTATGGGACTACCTGCAAATACAATACCACCTAAACTGCCCAAACGGGGATCGGCAAGGTACTGTGCTTGAGGAAACTTTTCTTGTAAACGAGCTAGTGCATCCTGCATAATAAGCTGTCTGTACTCTGTAGCTTTTTTGCCTTCAGGAATTTGAACTAAAATTCTAATAACATTGCCTACATCTTTTTGTTCTTCGTATCCCATAGCAGTCAATGCTTGTTTTACAGCTGGTTTGGTTACAGCAGTTTCTGGTGGTGTTTTATTATCAAATTCAAAAAATCTCATAAATTGCTCGGTTATTTGATATTTATTTAAAATACCAAAACCCCATAAACTTATCTTATATCAGTAGAAACACTGATATAAATATATTAGTAGAAACACTGATAGGAACAACAATGAACAAACTAATTCACAAGATTAAACAGTTCTTTGACAGCAAGTCTGCGTATCAAGCAGAACTAGATAGATTTATTTCAAAATATAATCCACAAAGCACTGCTGAAGTAGAACTGTTAATTCGCAGATTTGATAGATATTACGCTTAAGGACTTATTATGAAATTAATTAAAGAATTTTTTATAACACTTTATCAAGCTATGGAAGAAAGTGCTGAACGCCGTGCCCGTGCTATGTTAAAATATCAAGGATACAATTTTCATGAATAATTGGCAACCAATGACCGACGAAGATGTAGAGTGGGTCAACAACCCCAGTAAATTGCCTCAAGGCCGGTAATTACTTACGCTCAATATCTTCTTCAACGCAGTTTTCGCCGTATTGAATTTCAATCAACTTAAGTGGTTGATCCGATTCATTGCATAGCATGTGCCATTGATTTTTGCTGATAAACAAACTGTCATGTTGTTTATAACAGCCCATTAAGTCATGATCACTGCTGGTATCTAAAGTATAAACTGCGGCTTCACCTTCAGCAACAAACCAAAACTCAGCTCGTTGCTCGTGTCGTTGCATACTAAGACAAGTTTTAGGATTTACTGTAAGCTCTTTGAGTTTTGTATGAGTGCCGACTGTATGTAGTACTCTATAATAACCCCAATTGCGTTGTGTTTTGGGTGTTTTCCATTCTTCAAGAATCCAACTGCTGCTGTTCTTTTTATCTTCTCCACCAACACCAAAAACAAAACTAAGTTTATGGTCTTTGTGGGCCATTTCAGGAATGTTGTCTGGTGTACGATCACCGCCATTTGCAAAAATTATTTCAGCGTTGGGATATTCTGCTCTGACTTTTTTAATAGCATTAATACTGGAGTTATCGCTATCATCATAGTCTAAAACCTGATATACTACACCAAGATTACTGACTACAGCGGCTCTTTCATTCCAGGGCATAAAGCTACGCCCTTTTTTCCTAGCTAGCCAAGCATCGCTGTTAATACCAACTATTAAATAATCGCCCAAAGCCTTTGCAGCTTTAAAATAAGCGATATGACCTGAATGGCACGGATCGTATCCTCCTGTGCATAACACTATTTTCATTTTTTAATAATCCTTCCTTCTATATATCCAGCCGGGGCATCGTTAGGAAAAAATAAAGAACAATGTTTTGTGTAAGGACAATAATACCATTTTTTTCCTCTCTTGCCGTTCCCTGCTGATAATCGTCTGGCAGGATCTTTCATCTGCTCCAAAGTATGTTTTTTACGCATTTCTATTTGCAACGGGTCTTGAAATTGATTTTTGTTTGCCTGGCGAAGTTTTTCTTTTGTTTCTGTAGAGTGGGTCTTACCGAGTAGGGGCGGTGCCTGAAGTGCCCGCTTTGCTCTCATTATTTCTTTAACTTTTGCCGAATGTGTTTTTCCATAATATGGATTATTCGGTCCTGTTTGTGCTTGTCCTATTATCGATCGTGTGGTTTTTATTATCGACGCATAAACACGACTAGTAATTTTATGTCTTGTTTGATACTTATTTTCTCTGTTAACTATATTTCGAAGAGCAAAGGACATTTTTACTTTATCTTGCCCTATAGTAAATTTCACTAATAGTCTGTGACAAACATAATGCTCTTTTGCAGATAATGCCACTAGATTAGATTTTTTATTTGTTCCACCGAGGCTTTTTGGTAAAATATGGTGTTTTTCTACATATCCACTTAGTGGATTATCTTGTCTGTTCTTGATAATATTTTGATACCATCTCAAATATTTGTTTTCAATAAACATATTGTCTCCTGTATGCTTATTTATCTAAATTGGAATCAAACCCACCGGTTACTAGTACAATTTTCATATTCGTACTTATAAGGAAATATCTTCCATACCTGCTGTTCTGAGTCTGCTGACATGCCCTAACATAAAGTTCTTGCTTTCAAGACCTTTCATTAAGCCTAACCATTTATTACGAACTAGTGCTACTTCATTGATGATAGTTTCAAAATCAATAACTTCGTCTTCGCCGTCCACATACTTTTCAGCATCCCTGCTAGTCAGTGCTCTGTTGTACTTTTCTAAATAGTTTTGAAAATGTTTGCGTCTAATTTTTCGCAGTTGAATACCTAGGTAATTTAATACCGCTTCAATTTCTTGTAATTGATTAAACCTGTGCTCAGTTATGCCCGGCAAGGCTGCAATATTTTTTTCCAAATGACCTCGAATACCACAATCCATTTTGGCTTCCACCAATTCGTTTTCGTAGTATTCAATGAAGTCTGGAATATTACCCAGGTCTTGAACTATGCGATTATACCACATTATTCTTCGTAGTCTTGGTCTTCAAAATCGTCTTCATAACCGCCAGCATATTCCTCAAGGCTACGCTTAGTGTATTGATCCACTCCACCAAACTCTTTAAGTTCGTTGTCGTTTAAATAATCAACTAAGATACTCATGATAGTATCGCTGGCTTCTTGACGGTCTTTTTGTGGGATATATTGCTTTAGAGTGCTGTAAACTTCACCCAAAACATCAACTTCGATGGTCATTATTCTTCCTCAGTGACTGCATCCGGTGTTGAACTTTGTTTGTGTGGATGCTTGGTAAAGTCTTCAATTACTTTATCCAAACAGCCTTCTTCGTTTCGTTCCCATTCTTTGCGGAACATCTTAAGTTCAGTACCATCTGCTAGTTGGTATTTAAGTCTATTGCCTTCTTTTGCTAATAAACCTTTACCTTCAAACAAGTCAACACAACCACTGTAAGGGTTCATTCCAGTTTCATATGGAATCTTAACTTGTACACCTTCAAAAGGTTTAGCATACCGTGTTTTCATAATTTTACAGGCTGCACGAATACCTTTAACTTCGGAAATTTTGTTGCCGTCTTCGTCTTCTTTTAGCTTTAGTTTACGCATAGCTACAACAATAGAACTTGCATAGATAAAACCTTGTCCGCCACTGATTTTGTCATCGGGGTCAAACATATCCTGTGATGCATAAGTGTGATTAGTAGCAACCATACCGATGTTCAAGTCACCAAACATATTAACACAGTTGCGAACTAAAGCAGTCAGTGCTTTAGGTTTACGGCCCATATCACCTTTTAAGTCGCCTGCTTCAAATTGATTAACATCAGTGGGGGTCAACAACATACCCAAGCTGTCAAGTACAAACAGAACTTTTGGACGATCATCTGCAGGTAATGTTTTGTATTCTTTTACAAACTCTGTGATCATTTTGGCTACATCATCAATCATAGCCATGTTAACTTTAAGTAGTTTATTTTCACTGGTATCTACACCTAGTGCGTGTAGCCACGCTTCGTCTAGTGCATTTTCTGTGTCAATTAGCACAACATAAATGCCTTGTTCTTGTGCGTGACGCACAAGGTTACCTGAACAGATAAAACTTTTACCTGCGCCAGATTCTCCTGCAAACACAGTAACTTTGCCTAGCGGAATTCCTTTATGGAAGTCGCCGCTGACTAGATAGTTAAGAGCATAGTTGCCTGTGCTGATCCAAGTGTCCGGATCACGGAATCCTAAACTGATTCCATCAATACTTTTTGTAATTGTCTTACGAAATTTGCTTACATCAAATGGTTTTGCCATGATAATTCCTAACTTATTGATTATTTTATTTTTTAGATATGGTAAAGTAGGGGACCGTCTCCCCTACATGACACAAGCTAGCAATATGGATTATTGCTTTTGACGGTTACGAATTTGTGCTAGGATGTCCATGGCATTTTTACTGCCAGTGGCTTGAGGTTTAGCGACAGGTGCATCATCTTCTGCATCACCATCCCAAGGAGGAGTTGAATCTTCAACTACACTTAGTTTAGGTGTTGCTGATGCCGCAGGTGCTGGACGAGCTGCTGGTGTAGAGTCATCAGCACTGTCTTTAGCGGGACTGGCCATACCAGATGGTTTGTAGTAAGCACCCCAACGCTCTGCATCGTAGGGCTCACCGTCGACACTGGCTTCAAACATCTCTTTGATGATTTTGAGTTCAGCATCGCTGGGTTTCTTAGGCAAAAAGTCAGCAAGGTTGTACAAGCCATACTTTTCGATAGCACCCAGTTCATCAACAGTCAATGCGCTTTCTTTACGAGCCCAAGTACTGGTACTGTAATCAGCGTAACCGCCTTTGCTGGTTTTCTTGATGTTGAAGTCTAAACCGGCTTCGTAGTCGGTAGGCATGTTTTCTAGTTCAGGATCCATCAATGCATTTTTAACCAAGTTAAAAATTTGTGGGCTAATGACGAATCTGCGAATTGGATTTTCGGGAGTCTTGTCATCTGTCAGTGGATTGTCGCGAACGAAACCTTGGAACAAATAAGATTTTTTCTTCCAATATTTACGACCCATGTCTTCAAGACTTTTGTCTTTAAACCAAGTACGCACTTCAGCAAGCACTGGACAAGCCTCACCCCACATTTCAACACAAGGTACTTGTACGAAAGTTGGTTTGCTGTCTGGTTGACCTTTGATGCCTGCAAAAGGCAACTTGATCATCAGTCTTTCAATCCAGAAAAAACTGTTTTTGCTGTCTGCGTCTGGGAGGAATCGTACACGAGCGGTAGTTCCTTCTGCGATGTTCCAGTGAGCGTAAATTCCATTGTCTCCACCGGATTGTTGTGAACCTCCACGGTTCTCTTGAGCTTGTAATTTTGCTCGAATTTCAGCGAGTGATGTGGCCATAATAGTTCTCCTTAATAAATGCCATAATGTTTTGTGCCTAGATATACAACAGCACCATGCAATTGTATAACAAATGTATTTAGTCTGTCAAGACAAAAAGTATATTTTTTATAAAGCACAGGATTAGTATAACTGTGCTTCTGAGCTAAATCAAATTATTTGGTAATATGCTTAGTTATGCTTTAGCAGGATTCAAATTAATTTGAAGTTTATTGGTTGGTTCTTGTACAGCAGGTTGGCTGGGTGTAGTAGGTTCACCAAAATCTGATTGAGGTGTTTGTAAATCAGATGCAGGTTCTGGGAGTGGTAAGTTTTTGAGTTGTTGCTCAGTATCTTTAGCTAATTTTTGTTGTATGTATTGATTGTAAAGATTTTGATGTTCTTTACTTTCGGGATTTACAAAATAACCATCTTTGGCAAAATAAAATTTATTTGGATCGTAACGATCCTGATAAACTTGCATTTGAGCCTGTTGCTCAGTTACTTTCTTTTTTTTTAAACCTGCTAACGATCTAATAGAATTTAGTTCTTCGTGAACTGCAGAACTCATTCTACTTAAGTCACGGTCAAATGTGCTGCTGCCGTATGTATTGTTTTTTGGATCTTGTACTTTAAGTTGGGGCGGTTTCATGCCTTTGCTTAACAAAACATTTTCAGCACGATCCACTTCCTCTTTACTGTCAAAATAATATATACCGTCTACAAATCTATATTCGAAACTCCAATCAGTTAATATCTCGTCAATTTTTTCATCTACTGTTTCAGCTTTATTATAGTCTGGATGTTGGGTGGTGTAGGGCTCAGGATTTGAAACTTTGCTAAGTGGGCTATCATTTTCTTGAAGGCTGTCGGCCCAAGCAGCAAATTCTTCACTGACTTTGTCGCTTCTGGTTTTGTAAGCACGATGTACAATAGGCAGCGCATCTAACAGTCTATCATCAAATACTCGTTTGACAAAACGCTCTTTAAGCTGTTCCATATCAAATTCATCTTCAGTTAATGCATCTGGAGTCCATAACGCACGATATTGATTGTAACCTCTTTGACCTTGCAGTGTATGTAGATCTCTATGCAGTTTGCCGTAATGATCAATTGCAGCTTCTACCATTACTTGTGTTTCAATGTCTTCAAATGTTCGGCCGCGCATATTTCTTGCAAAATGTCGTAGGCTGTTCATTTCACTGATAATTTTACCAATGTGCTGGCCAAAGTCGTCTTGTAGTTGTCCACCATTGGCCGCATGTCTGGCATAAGCTCTTGCACCGCTAATAGTAGTGCCTTGGGGCAACTTAAATCGTTCGCCCACGGAGTTCTCGATGTAGAACGATTCGACATTGCGACTTCTTGCACCGGGCTTGGTTTCGTCTACTATTGGTTTGTTGTGTCTGGCTATAATACGAACATTTTCTAACTTTTGATAACTGCTGCGGCTAGTGCCATACATCTTGCTTTCACTTAGCTTTAGATCAACTTCACTGCTGTCAACAACTTCAGCATCACGGTTAGCGTGTTTTAAATCTCGTAAATTCAATCCACTTTTGGCAATGTCACGAATATCATATCGTTTAAATTTTTGTGACATAGCAAACATTTTCAAACTTCTGATGAAGTTATACCAAACATCTTTTTCTGCATCGGTCATGCCCTTGTCGATGTCTTTGTCAAAGTATACTTTGAAGCTTTCGGGGTCGATAATGCTGATAGTTATATTGCCAAAGTTTTTACCGTCTTTAACAAAATCAAAGTTAAAAAATCTTGCTTTTGTAGGATCTAATGTAGCTTTTGCAGTTTCGTCACCTATGCTAATGTCGCTAAACTTACTGCGAATCTGGTCAAAGGTGGCTTCTGCGCGATGTTCAATATTGTTCATAATAATGTATTTATAACTTAGGAAAAAACCAAGTATAGCTGCTTAATCGTAATTTGTTATTAGGCACACTGCCTGCAACTTCATGGTATTGATCAAGTCCATTAATCATAATATACCCGCTATTTTTTTGATGTTTGACTACAAATCTATCAGCACCGTTCTGAGTAAATTTGGTACCAGGGCAACTAGCACAGTCTAACAAAAACAATTGCATACTAGCAAACACATCGCTGTTGTCTATATGACTGGTCATAGTAAATCCTGGGCCATCTAGCCAAAAACCAGTTGCACATCCCTCTGCATTTATATTAGTAATTTCATTTATTTTGTCTAAGTTGCTTTTTATGATATCATCAACCTTTTGCAAAATGCCGCAGGGTTTTAATCTTTTTCTGTTATATTCTTGTTGCCATTGTTCTTTTGTCCAGGGTATGCTGTTTAAATCCAATTGGCTAATTTCCTCTAATAATGATTGGGGAATAATATCAGACACCGTAAACAAGTCTGCTTTACTGTCAACTGGGGCAATAATCATGATAACATGATAAATGGCATAGGGACAACTAATTCGCTGTCATCTTTTAATTTTTCGTCTACATTAGGGTCAAAATCTCTAATAACCCCGGCCATTCTAACAGCTAACAGCATACTCATTACTAGGTCATCAGTTTCGCCCAATTTGGCTGCAAAACTACTACCAGATGCTACAAATACTTTTAGTTCGCTAACCAATGCTTTACTGGCAATGTGTAGTTTGCGAGTTTCTATTAGATTTTTCATTTTACTACAAGCACTGATTTTGGATGAGTGGGTGGTGTTAAAGCCTTTTCTGTAACGACGAGTAGCACCGGGCCTGCCAGGCTCACTTAAAAATACGCCTTTGATATTTTCTTCGCCATATTCATCTATGGCAATTAATGCGGCTTCGCCTAGTGTATTGTTTTCAACACTGTAATAAATGTCAGTTTCGCTGCCAATTTCGTCTGCAATATACTTGACAATTTCTGCTAGAATTTTTACCTGTTGCTGTACTGGTGTTTTATTATGTTGCCATTCGCCTATCTGCATCATGGTAGGCATTTCTAATATTTGAATAGCAGCAGGGTCGCCGCCTGTACCTAAACTGGGATCTAGGGCTACACAGTACAAGTGATGTTTGCTGGGTTTCTTGTACCAACGGACCTGTCCTTGTTTAAGCAAAGGATCTATGCCGGCCATTTCAGTTAAGAATATAGGATTGATCAGTGTTTCATCGTGAATAATGAATTCGCATTCCATTTCTCTGCGGAATCGTTCTTCACCAAGCTGACTACGCATACTTGCTGCCCATGCTTCATCACGGTCAGGATGTTCTTGCCAGCGACTTCTGTATGCCCTAAAGCCGTTAATGCCAATTTCAGTTTCATTACCGTATTCGTCTTGTGTTTTATTAGCTTGACGCCATATTTGTGCAAACTGATCTTCGTCGCTGTTTGGGGTACTGGTAATAATACACTTACCGCCAGTGGCTAGCGTTGGACTAATAGAAGTCCAAAACTCTGACGCAATAGTGGGTCTAACGAATGCAAACTCGTCACAGTATAGCAATGATATACTCATACCACGACCTGTGTTTTCAGTTGTTGTTGCAGACACAATGCGTGATCCATTGTCAAAGTCTATGCTGCCTTTGTTGTAACTTACAACACCTGCACGAATAAAATCAGGAACACTTTCGTAAGCATATCTAATTCTCTGCATAATTTCCTGGCTACCAGTGTATTTGTGTGCGGCCACTAAAATAGTGCTGTCTGGCACAAACATAGCGTACCACAGCAAGTATCCTGCGGCTGTGGTACTTTTACCTGTTTGTCTAGGCATTAAACTAATGCTGTATCTATATTTGTGATATGTTTCTACTAGTCTAACTTGATAGTCAAATGGCTCATACTTCATGCGTCCACGAGTGGGGTGCTGAATATAAAAATAGTTACTCAAAAAATACTCAGGGCCAGTTTCAGGATCACTGCACTTCATAAACTCCTGAATTTGAGTCGCAGTATAACTTTCAACCATATTTGGTTTTTTAATTAGTACTGATTCGAGTGGTTTAGCCATTGTTCAAAATTAAATAAGATACTATAATAAATATTTATTGTTCAACTTCAACCAAAGTGAGATTTTAAAATTAGTGATGTACTTTTGCTTAACAGCGATTTCAACCCAATTAGCATTTTACCCCTAAGCGTCATAAGTTGGCAACATGCCATTAAACTGCATTTTTTGGACAGAATTCAAATTCTGGAAGAATATGACGACTGGGAAATTCGCAGCGAATATTTGACTATGAAAGTGCCTGCGGTAGCAGTTACCAAAGATTATTTCAAATTCAAAAAAGCTGCCAAATTTAGTCGTAGTAATTTATTTTTACGCGACTTGTATCAGTGCCAATATTGCGGTGACACTTTTGATCACAAAGATCTAACACTAGATCATGTTAAGCCACGCAGCAAGGGCGGTAAGACTAATTGGGAAAATTCGGTGACTGCTTGTAAGCCCTGTAACTTCCGCAAAGGTACACACGATTGGAAGCCGCTAAGGGCACCATATAAGCCTGATCACTTTCAATTAATCAACAAATGGCGTCAAAGACCAATACAGGTTCGTCATCCAAGTTGGTATACTTATTTGGGAATCGAGCCAGTTAAATCGGCTTCTCACCAGTAAGGTAAGGCTTACTAAACCAAAGTTTAAACCAGGCATCCGTGCCTGGTTCTATTTTGTGCTTACGCTGTAGTTTGGCTTTTTCTGTGCCAGTGTAACTGATGTTTTCAGTTTGGCCTAGTTTGTATTCTTGCCACTGTGGTCTATTGCCAATGCCGGCCAATACTTTTAGTTCTTGTAGTGCGTCCATTACACACCCCATTTATTTGGCTTGCGTTTGGCTACTGGACTTTTTGGCATAACATCCAGGGCTTCTTGACTTTTTTTACTAGCGATACTTTTAGCACCTTGAGCATATTTGGGTCCCATTTGTTTGAGTGCTAATTTTACAGTTTCGTCATCAGCATCAGTATAGGCCACTATAGTCATGTTTTCACCAAACGCACTAGCAGAATCCATTGGATGTTCAGATCTGGCATTGGCCATGGCTAAGCCCATTCTATATTGATAGTAGGGGTCTTGACCTTTTAGCCCCGGTAAATTCCAAGTGGTTGGCATGGCTCTTGCAACTGCTGTAGTTAAACTACCTGTGCCACCTTCGTTGAGAATTTCATTTATTTTCATACGCCGTATTGGTTTTTCTTGCGGGCAGCTACTGGGCTTTTGGTATGTGTACTAGGCACTTCCATACTACGATTATCGCCATGATGTAGGTCTATGTATTTACTGCCTATTACTTTATAAGCTTGTTTAAGCATTTCGGCTTCTATATCAGTGAGTGGTGCTGCAATATTATATCGTCCTGCCCAACTTTCTGCATCTAAGGAGTCAGGCAATGGATCTACTCCATTGCTGGATGCTGTGGCCATCATTATTCTATAGAGTTCGTAAAATCTATCGCGACCATCTATGTCTTGAAATTTATGTAGGCCGCGGCTTGCATACTCATGGCGCTTTCTCATATCGCCCACTTTTTGCTCAAGAATAACTTCATTAATCTTCATATCACCACTTTCTGCAACTCCAATAGCGAGCTGATGTACGGTCTTTAGCTGTAGCGCAACGATGTCTTGCTCTAAAACTCTTACGACGAGCAGGGTTGCTTTTCTTAATACGCATGTTAGGGTCACCAAAGTTTACTTTGATAACATTTCCTTTTTTGTTCTTAACATACACTTTAAACTTTTTAACATCGCCCTGCATGGGTTTGCCTAGTGGTACTGTACGACCTTGATACTTGGCTTCTTCTACACTATTAACAGCTTGCCAAAATTCTTTAATCCAATCTTCGTTGCCGTACTTGTCAATGAAAGCTGACAATTCCATGCGCTCGGCATCCACATGCATTTGTTGTTTAAATTGGCCTTCTGTCAGGTTTGCCTGATCTACATAAGATTCTAATTCGTCCAACATTATTTGTAATTCGCTAGGGTCAACATCGGCGATGATCGAATCTAAATCGCCTTCATATTCGTCCCAGTATTGTGCAAAGATGGGACTGTCGTGATAAAAGTATTCTATTTCATCGTCGCCGGCGTTGTAAATTTTTTGGTACAAAGATTTAATGGCGTTACCAATATTACCAGAACCTTCCGCCACACCTTCGTCCATACCGTCATTGTATGCTCTGGCCCATTTAGACAATGCTTCTTTGCCGCCTGGCAAGGCTTCAATTTGTGCTTCCAGTGCATCACGGTCTGCGATTGCTCGGCGTTGTCTTGGCCCAGGAACCATGCCATACACATTCTCTACCTGGTCTTCATACTGCTGAATTAACTGTTTGAGATTAGAAGATGAGCCTTCCGCCACACCTTGCTTCATCCTATGTTCAAAGTCTTGCGACCAATTGTCTGGCTTGTGGTTAAAGTCGTTTTCTCGCTCTGCTTGACGCTTTGCCCAACGCTCTTTGTTGCGCTGAACTTGTTGTGGGCTTGCTTTCTTTTCTTTGCTTAGGTCACGATATAGTGCTTTACCTAATGCGCTGGTATGAGGATTCTTTTCGCCTTCCGCCATGCCTTTGTTTCCTTTAGCCATTTTCAATGAAGTTTTTAGTGCTAACGTTTTGCCTCTAGGAGTTTTAGCATCATTTGCGGTATCTGCTCTGCGTTGAAGTGGATCGTAACCAAACTTAGAACTATTAGGATTACGAGGTGTTTTATTACCTTCATCATCTACATTATATGCGTCTGGGTGTTCACGCCATTTGGCGCCTTCCGCCACACCTTCCGCTTCAAAATCTCTACTGGTTAAACTTAACGCATATTTGATATATTTTTCGTTAAACTTTAGAATACTCTTTAAATGTTCAAGACCATCC